ATGCAACATCATACGCAAAGCAGGATATCATAACTCTTGCAACTAATGCAACTGCACTAGTAGCAAACTCTGCGTATATCTATGCAACTCCAAGAGCCGGCTTCATTGTCCGTCAGAAGGGTAAGCAGAAGTATCTCGTACAAGACTCAAGTGGCCTAGTTGGTCAGTGCTTAACAGCAAATGTTGCAAATACTGCGATGTTGCCAAACACAATGACTATCACAGCAACTTATGCTAACAGTGCAACTGTTAAGGTTCAGAGCTTGAGCGATCACACTGGCGAGTTGTTCACTGCAACTTCAGGTCCAGTAGCTAGCGGTAATATTGTTCTAGAAAATGCGGCTCCCGCATTTACTACATTCAATAGTGCAATTGCTGCTAACTCGACTCAGTACAGTGATTTCTCTTATGGAAATGCACAGCCTTATCCAATCGTTCAAATCGGCAACGCTTAAGGTATAGGCAATGTCTCAGACTCCTACAGTTCAAAAACTTAAACAGAATGAGACTGAAATCGCAGTCCTTCAGGTACAGTATGGAAACCTCAATGAAAAGGTTGGGGATTTAAAAACTGACCTGAAGGACTTACGCGATCATATTGATGTCCATATGGAAACAACACACAGACTAATCAGAGATTTTCAAGAAGAAAACAAACAGCAACACACAGAAGTTAACAAGAAAGTCTCAGCATTAGAAAAGTGGAGATGGATGTTAATTGGTGCTGGCGTACTTGCAGGTGCTCTAGGTTGGCCTGCTATCAGTAAACTACTAGGAATGTAATTACTGGTTTATTAGAGAATTTAATTTCTCAATCACAATATCGATATTAACAGTGGAGAATAATCCGGGGTGTAATGGCTTTGGATATTGTCCGTTTGACACCCAAGCATATCCTACATGCTCATCATTTAGTCTAGGAATAAATTCTTCTGATACTTCACAGAAGAACGTGTGATATGTAAAAGTTAGATTAACAAACTTTTGAATAGGAATCAATTTCCAATTAGTATCAAAAAACCCCATCTCTTCGTTGCATTCTCGCTCGATACCTTCTAAAAGAGTTTCATCTTTTTCCATTCCACCACCAGGAATACTCCATGTAGGATTCTTAGAGTCTGATCTCAGTAGATACAGATAACGATTAGTAGAAGCACTGTAAAAGAACACGCCGGCTGAAGTATTGATCATAGAACGATACTGTAGTCACCTTGACCATACCAGCCTTCGTAAGACTTGACCCACATGCCTTCGTTATCTACATATCGATATTGAATGTTAGTTGTAAGATTAGTTACAAAATCAACCGAAGTAGACGCTTGGCTGTTGAAAGCAACATACCATTCACCGCTGACACCGTCAAATTCAATAACATCATTTGCGTTAGCAACTAAGTTCCCCCATGACACGGTGCTGTCTCCGGCATGTCCTATACCTTCAACAATCAAATATCTTCTTCCTGGAATGGGTCCTGGCAGACCCGCATTAGGTCCAGTTAGTAATGGGTTAATCACACTATCAACCGGTGCCATAGTATTTTGTGGTAATGTATCAGGGTCGATATTGTAAATCAAGAACCTATCATCGGTTGGATTCGGGACAATAGTACCCACGATATCTTCAGGCATATGAGGATTCTGCAACCAAATCTGTGAGATCCCCGGCTTGACAGCACCATAAACATTTAGCAAACTTGACCAATACAAACTAGTATTAGGATTAATGGGCTGCTCAAGTGAATCGTTTGGTGGGTAGAATGCTTCATCTGCTGGTAGTAGTTGAAGCTGATTCCCTATTAACAAAACTTTGTATCCATAAGGAGTAATCTTTTGTCTAGTGCCTAACAACAAATCTTCATCTTGAATATCTTGATATGCAGTGCCTTTAAATATAGATGCAATAACCTTGTGAATAACACCCATCTTCTTTAACTTTGAGGATGTGCTTAACCAAATAGGCATGTAGAATTTCCAAGTCATGATGTCTATTGGGTTACCAGTGCCTTGCGGAATACTTCTACTAGAAAAAGTCAAGCCATCTTGAAACACTGCCGACAAAGAAGTCCAGTCAACGAAATTGTCAGTGCTTTGAATTTCAAGTGCTGGATTAAATAAGGTACCTAACTGTTCAATAATCTCAAGCTTTTGCTGATAGTTTGTAGTCCAAAAGTCTACCGTAACTCTTAGTGTGTACGGCACAGGCATTAAGCGTTCAATCGTAAATGCTTGTCCCTGTGTAGTTTCATATGTCTGTGTTTCTTTATTGTAGGCACGTTGTCTTACATTAACTCTATCGACGAAGGTAGGATCTTGTGTCCATCTTTGATTGTATTCAAGACCGCTGATATAATAAGAAATCATAGGTGCAGAAGGTAAGTTGCTTGCACTGTTATTAGCAATAATAGTTGCAGCTTGGCGACTACTATCCCCGTACATAATAGGTACACGCATGAGAATGTCATTTCCGTTAGGATCTTTGCCTCTGGTAACAGACCAATTACTGAATATTTTTGCGAATTGAATCAAATATCTGCGGATCTGATTATCGTAGAAGAACTGTGCCATGTTATCTCATTTACTGCGGTGGGAGAGTATCAGGTTTTACTTTCAATACAGATGAAAGTGGCTGAGCCTCAGGAACTCTGGTTCCTGTATTATTTAGATAGATTTCATTAGGATCATTAATAAAGCTAGACAACAATGATTGGTTCGTTGCATCAGCAAATCCAGTTTCTGTTCTTACATTCTCAGAGATTCTTACCCAAACTCTACCGTCCCAACGGAATAGTAACTGTGGCAAGTAGTCGATACGCAAGAAGTAGTCGCCAACTTGAGGATTTTGTGGGAACGAAATACCTGCTCCTGTAGTGCTTACCACTGTTCCGTCTGCAAGCAACTGTTGACCACCTAATGGATAGCCGTTCGGCGCCTTACCATCGCCAGTCATATAACCCATTGAGTATCCAAACGATCTTGGACTTGAGCGAGCAATATATTGATATCCAGGATCGCAATCTGCTCTCCAGTCCATCTTTTGTGAAATTGTCCCAGTGAATCCAGGTGCTTCGGGATTAGCGTCTGCGGTCGCGTAAGTATTATCAGCAGTACCATATGGACCATAAGCCATTCCTAGTGACTGCACAACTAATACCTTGTCTGTTTCAACGGAACCTGATCCACCTGATGTTTTTTGTGGAGCCTGTTCAATTACTTGTAACTGCGCTTGTGCAAATTTTTCAAATTGCTCGATATCCATATCCGCAGTCATATCCCAAATACTTTCCATTACCTTCTTCGAAATCTTGATACCAGCACTTGCGTTTTTGTATTTCGAATTCTGTAGCATGAATATTGAACCGGTAGCAATGCCTGGTGTGTTGCCAGAATTAGCATTAACGTTGATCGGTGGTGCTGGCTGATTATTCTTCCCGGATAATACACCGTTCGATTCGTATGTGCCATAAGTCGGCACGATATACAAATTACTTGAGTCATAGCCGGACAACGGAAGTAATCTCTCTGCTTCTTGCAATGCAGCATCGTTGATAGCAATGTTCTTGTTGTATGTTGATAGAATGTCTGCAATACTTCCGTTTTCAATGACCTGCCAATATGTTGGATCAGGTGGTGTCTTACCAGGAGGCACCTCGATGATAGACTCGTATACCTTGCCACCGTATGTGATTGTGTAACCAGGTGGATATGTTTTAGCAGGATCAAAGTCTCCGAGATAGTTGTCTTGCTCGATTGGCTGATCGAGGATGTCCTTGAACTCTTCTGAGTTTACTAGTTTCTCACACTTGATACGCCATAAATGAGGGTACCATGTTTGACTGAACCCTTCACTTGCAAAGTTTGAATCGGTAATTTGGTAAAAGCGTTTTAATGCTACTGGGATCGATTCCTTCAATGGATTGTAATCTAATAGGTGAGGTAATTCTAAGACATCACCAACCATCAATTTGCGTCCGATGATATCAATCATGTCGTTATAGTGAACAGTGATAAAAATGATATCATTGTTCAAAAACAGTCCAAATTGCGATAAGTCAAAGTCTAGGTTCTGTACATTGTAATGCCCTCGAATACGATAGATGTTTGGATCGTATTTTCGGTCACGATTCTCTAGGAACAGCAAGTCTTGAATTTGAGTTGGATCGGGTTCAATATACTGAGGCTGTGTGTAGTCGATTGACGGGCCGGTATTTTGAACACCTAGATATTTGTGAATATATAAGTCTGTGCCACCGACGGTGAACTGCTCAGATATGATTCTATCCATATATCTGTAGTTATTTTGCTTGTTTGGGGTATATAGGCTTAACTTTGGCATATAGTTATTTATCGAAAAATCAATCACTTACAGAAGGGTTGACTTCAGTGTTCGATTCTGCTAGAATGCGTGATCAGTTTGAAATTTGGAGTTGTCATGACCGTAAAAAATAAGTCGAAGACAGAGATTAAAGCGATTCAGGTCAAGGGCACCGAAGCCCTGCATCTCGGACCCGAGCCTGACTTCACTGGTCTTGTCCCTGAACAGATGACTCAATGGGCCTTGGCCAAGGGCCTGACATGGTACAACCACTTGCTGGATGCCAAAAATGCGCGTGACTTCATCGTACAGTATTTGGAGTTGAATGATCAACCGGATAAAGCAAAGGCTGTTCGGCGAGTCTCTGATAAAGAGATCAAGGCTACTTATGGCTGGGTCGCTCGTTGCGTCATGCGTGGGTTCCAGTTGAACAGCACCCAGCAGGATCAACTCTCTTCTGAAATTAATCGGCTGATTTCGACTGTAGTTTCAGATGTCAGTGTACAAGAAGAAAAGCCTTCTAGCAATCGCCCCAATGTTCAGGAGATCATGCGCGAGCGTACTCTTGAAGCAGGAGGTGAACTTGAGGGCCTCTGGGATGAGTATCTCACCGACGGCGTTAAGAAGGATGCAACTATCAAGGTCATTGAAGAGTTGACTAAACGCAACATTCTCCCGCAGCATGTAGGTATGTTGATCGATGTGTGGAACACTAAGCTGGACGAATATCGTGAGGTTCTTGATGGTAAGGACGAGCAACTGAACGAGGCATATGATCGGTTCAGCCGGCCACAAATCAAAAACATCATTCGCACTATTGAGCAGATCATCGGCGACTTGAATAGCTATATCAGCGTGAAGAAGGCCGGCAAGAAGCCACGCGCTAAGAAGCAGGTACCAGTTGAGAAGCGTGTTGCTAAACTCAAGTACCTCAAGACCTTCAAGGAAGACAAGTTGGATCTTGTCAGCATCAGCCCCGTGAAACTGTATGGTGCGAGTGAGGCGTGGGTGTATGATACTGCCAAGCGAAAATTGCATCATTACGTTGCGGATGAAGTCAACAAGACTTTCGTAGTCAAGGGAAATACAATTTTGGGCTTCTGCACCAAGCAGTCTGAAATCAAAACATTGCGTAAGCCTGTTGAACAGTTGAAGGAGATTATGGGTAGCAAGCCCGCTGCGCGTAAGTTCTTTAATAGTATTAAGGCAGTTGCAGCGACACCAAATGGTCGCTTCAATGCACAAATGATTATTCTGAAGGCATTTTAATAAAGGAAAAGTATGGCACAAAATATCGACTTGAACAAGTACAGCGAATTCGTAGAAGCAGTAACTAGTAAGCCTAGTAACGATCTCACTACATTCATGAATCGTTTGGACTCATTGGATGCAAACTATGAGGCATATGGTTCAGAAGGTGAGTATATGCATGGCCCTGATGTTAATGTACCCCTGCTCATCACGGGTGCTATGGGCTTATGTGCGGAGTCCGGGGAATTCACGGAAGTAGTAAAGAAGGCATTGTTTCAAGGAAAGCCTCTTAGCGAAGAGAACGTCTTTCATCTAGAGCGTGAACTTGGTGATGTTATTTGGTACTGGATTAATGCTTGCAGGGCACTTCACCTAGATCCAAACGATGTCATTGCTGAGAATGTAAGTAAGTTGAAGTCCCGCTACCCCGGTGGAACATTCGATGTGTACTCTTCGGAAAATCGAGCAATGGGCGATATCTAATAAATAAATAAAATCAAGGGGCATCATACAACAAATGGAAAGAATCGAACTTAGATATGTATTCGACTGCGAGAATGTAGAAAAGACTTTACAATATCGTTATGTTTCTGAGAAAGGTTCTTCAAAATGGACTAATGTTCCGGTTGTCTATAGCTTGTTAGATGATCTTCCGGCTACCCCGATTTCATTCTCTGAATAGCAGAAACTGAATAAATACTAGCATCAATGAGGATGCTAGTATGTTTATAACAAAAAAACATTTAGATCGCAGAACATTATTAAAAGGGGCCGGCGCTGCACTTGCCCTACCTTTCTTAGATGCAATGGTTCCTGCTATGACAGCAGAATTAAAGACCGCAGCAAATCCTCCTCCTAGATTCTTTAGTGCGTTTGTTCCTCATGGTGCAGCACCTGGATATTGGATCCCGAAAACAGTTGGCACTTTACCAGAAGAGTTTCCTTTTATTTGGAGACCATTGGAACCATTTCGTAAACATCTAACTATATTCTCTGGCTTACACTCACGCTCGTCTGAACCACCTCCAGGAGAGACAGGTGCAGATCACTGGGTCGCCGCTGCATATTTGTGTGCCCAGAAACCTCGTAAGACTGCCGGTGCTGATGTTTATGCCGGTCAAACTTTAGATCAGATTCTTGCTGCCAAGTACGGACAAGAAACCTTGTTACCATCCTTAGAGATATCATTAGAAGATCCAGGCTCGGGTTCTAGTAACTGCGGCGAAGGATATAGTTGTGTTTATACTAATACGATTTCATGGGCATCACCGACCACCCCATTACCGATGGAACTAAATCCACAGGTTGTATTTGAAAGAATGTTTGGCAGCGGCAGCACTACTGAGCAACGCATACAACGGCGTGAACGTAATCAAAGCATACTTGATTCAGTAAATGAAAAGATTAAGGGTGTACGCAATACCATTGGTGCAGAAGATCGTATGCGTTTAGATGCATTCACTGATAATGTCCGTGAGATTGAGCGTCGCCTACAGATTGCAGCCAATGCAACAACTGCCGCCCCAGAAGGTTTTGCGGTACCACCCGGCATTCCGCAATCATTTGATCAACACGCTAAAGTTATGTTTGATCTAATGACTCTTGGTTTTCAAGCTGACATAACTCGCGTGGGTACTATGCTATTTGCCCGTGATCTTACCGGTCGTGTTTATCCAGACAGCGACGCACCGACACTGGGATTTCATGGTGGTTCGCATCACGGAGAAGACCCTAACCTAATCAAAGAACTTTCCAAAATCAATCAGTACCATGTAAAGACTATGGCTTATTTTGTTGATAAACTAGCTAACACTAATGATGGTAATGGATCGTTACTAGATCATTCACTGTTGATGTATGGTACAAATATGGGAAACCCAAATCAACATGCACACTATGATGTTCCGCACATTTTAATAGGTGGCAATAACGGTAAACTAAAGGGCAATCGTCACATAGCATTTCCAACCAAGCAAGTGCCAACCGGCAATTTATTGTTGAGTCTACTTGATCAGTTTGATATTCATCGTGATAATTTTGGAGACAGTACAGGTCGCATAGAAGGAGTGTAAGCTATGATGTTTGTGACTAGAAAATTTTTAGATCGCAGAACACTACTAAGAGGATTAGGAGCTGCATTCACATTACCTATGCTGGATGCAATGACTCCTGCTTTTTCTACACCGAAAGGTGAAACAAAATTAGCATATGTATATTTCCCGCATGGTGCATTAGCTAAGAATTGGTCACCAAAAGAAACTGGAACTAAGTTTGAATACTCTCCAGTGCTTAAACCATTCGAACAGATTCATGACTATGTTACTATTGTCAGTGGATTAAGAAACAAGGGTGGTGAAAGTACCAATCCTCATGGGATCATTGAAGAGACTTGGCTTACTTGTGTATCACCGGATGAACG